CCATCAAGGTCAAGTTCTGAATTAATATGATTTTCATTGTTCATTTCAATATTAATTTCCGCTGTGGTAAATCTGTTTATTGCTTGTTGCTCTGCCAGGTCACGCATGTATTCCAGGCTTTCTTCACTTATTTCCATTGAATCAGCCATTCTTGCAGTATTCCCAGCTATATCAGCAATATTATTCATCATATTATCATAATCAAATGAAAAACCAGTATTAGCTTCTTTTGCTGCTGTTTCTGCTCTCATAACATTAATTTCAGCTTGTCTTTGTGCAGTTGCAGTTATAGCATCATATTTCATTTGTGATAATGCAGCATCTCTTGCAGCCATACCAGCTTCAATATTATTTTTAAAGTTCTGAAGGTCAGCTTCTCTTGCTCTTTTGGCTGCATCATTTTCCATCTGTGCAGTTGTTCCAAAGGTTACTTTCTGAATAGTATCAATTGAAACTCCAGGAATCTTATTCAGCAAGTTGATAAAATCATTGATTATTCCTATCGCACTATTAACCATATTTTCAAGTATGGAAAGAACACCTGCTTTCATATCACCCATGAAATTTTGAATTGCAACACTTGCTTTCATTATTCCAAGCCTCAGCTTATCCCACAAATCAAGAACCCAATAAACACCTGTAAAGAATCCGATTTTCACCCAATCCCAGGCTGTCAGGATTCCATTCATGGCAATCTTCCAGGCTATTTCAAGCCCACCAACTGATTGAACCCATTTATAAATCATTCCGATTAAAACACCTATTGCCAAAGCTATCCACAAAACGGGATTAGAAAGCATTGTAGCAATTAAAGCCCTGTTTGCTTCAACTGAAAGCCAGGTTACAGCAGTTTGAATTCCTGTAATTGCAACATAAGCACCAACAGCAGCAGTTAAACCCCAAAATATGGGTTCAAGGGTTGACCAGTTGTCATATATCCATTGTGCACCTTTACCAATTCCTTGGATTACTGGTTCAAAGGTCTGAAGCAATGTATTTCCAACAATTGTTCCAATTTGACCAAAGGTCATTGGCATTTCTCTAAACTTATTTTCAATATCATCAGCAGCACTGAACATAGCATTTTTGATAATATCCGCAGTAATTAAACCTTCTGCACTCATGTCTTTTAATGTTCCTTCAACACCCATGACCTTATGCATATAATCTTCAATTGCTTGTGCCAGCATTGGTGCATTTTCCATTATCGACCTGAATTCATCACCTTGAAGCCTTCCAGCAGCCATTGCTTGGGTTAATTGATACATCGCAGCAGTTTGTTCTTGAATGCTTGCACCACTTACAGTAAAGGCTTTCTGCATTAATTCAGCAAAAGCAATCATTTCATCAAAAGCAATCATTTCATCATTACTTTTGAAGGCATCACCAGCTAATAAACCTAATTTTGAAACAACATCTGCTGTTGCTTGATAAGAAGCCCTTGCCCTTTGTGCTGAAGCAACAATTTTATCCTGAAGTTCTGCTGTGGTTTGTAAGCCATTATTGATTAAATCAAGCCTTGCATTTGTTTGTGTCATATTATCAGCAAGTTCAATAATCTTTTTAGCACCAAAAGCAGCACCCAAGGACATTGCCATACTCTTTAATTTGTCCATTAAGCCATGACTATTCCTAATATCATTATTAAATTCCTGCTGTGCCTGGTCTGCTTGCCTAATTTGCTGTTCAATTTCATTAAATGCAATTTCAGCCCTGTTTAATTCTGCCCTTGCTGCTTGAATACTTGCTGTATCAATTGCATTGCTGGAAGCCCTCTGCATAGCTTCAAAACTGGATATAGTAACATTCAGTGCATTGGTTATGCTTCTTAATCCTGGTGTCATTCCATCATATAATTGAATTGCACTTCTTATTGTTGCCATTTAATTTTCACCCCTTTCTTTGGAATTAAATCCAATAAAATTAAGTATCCGCTTAAATATTGATTTTTCCTTTGATTGCTCATTAAATTGCTTTTTAACCATCCTTCTTTTTAATTCAGCATTTAAGCAGTATTTATAAACCCTATCATATCCATCCCTGTTTTTATCTTTCATGTGGTTAATTTTCATAAGCAATTCTTCATCGGTATTTTTCATTAATCTTGGAAATAGCTGTTTCAATGTTGGATATATTTCATGACTTTTATTCAACACTATTATTCCATTATCAGTAAGTGAAGCAACCTTATCTAATGAATCAGGGTCATTACAGGTATAAGGAAGGTCTTTAATATACCGTAAATGATGAAAATTTACAGCCCATAGATTTTCATTGATAATTTCAATGTTTTTATTCATGGTATTTTTCACCTACCTTTTTAACAACACTGGTTAAGTATTCCATATAACAACTCATCCAATGTTTCTATCCTTTCCAATACAACATCAGGTGAAGCAAATTGATTTATTTGGTCTTTTTCTTGTTCCAAAGAATTAAATACCATCCATTGATACTTTTTCATTAATGCCTTGCCAGCTTCACTATTTCTTATTTTTTTAATTGCTTTAAATTCCGCTTCCTGAACAGATTGACGTGTAACTTTAAATTTTTTAGCTATTTGTTCAAATGTTTGTGGTTGACCTTTCAAGCCATAATGCATAATCAATACATTTCTTACAAGTCCAGCACCTTTTCCAAGGACGGTATAAATTACGTTAAATAAATCTTGTCTTAAAATCTCATTATCAATTTCATCTTCAATTAATGTAAATGGTTCTTCAGATTGTTCATCCGCAATTGATTCTTCAATAGTTATATCCTCTGTTCCTGGAATGGTTTCTGAAATACTGCATATTTTTATTTGTTCACTGTTTGAATCACTTTTCTTTATCCTGCAAATGTTTCTATTTATGAAAGTAATCATTCTATATTTGATTACTTCACTTGCATATGAAGAAAATTTAATTGGTTCTTCATCATCAAACCTGTACTTTTCAATCGCTTTTATAAAAGCAATCCAGCCTTCTTGTACCAGGTCATCAAAATCAACTAATGCCCTGCTTGCAATACCATAATATTTATTGGCAAAAAATTTAACAATATTTTCATTTTGTTTAATCAATTCATCCAAAGCAGAATGATTGCCTTCTTGATATTCTTTTATAAGTTCTTCATTAGTCAAGCAATCACCCCTTCCCTAATCTTTACATCATGTTGGTAATATTAATTTCTGGATATAAAATAATTGATAATTTCTTTAATGCTTTTTCTTTATTCCTTGCAACCGTTGAAATATCAATATTTAAAGCATCTGCTATTTCATTTCTCGTTTTACCTTCAATACAATAGTTGTAAAAAATAGTAAATTCTCTTTCACCAGCTATTGCATGTAATCTTTTCAAAGCATCATTCATGCCTTTTATAAATATTGCAGCTTCATGTTTTTCATTGGCTGGAATAGAAGCATCTTTTATTAAAGCTAAACAATGTTTAAATTTCTCTATATCTCTTTTAGTTAATTCTAAAACTAAACCACCATTTTTAAATTGTTCGATAATCATTGATTTAAGAATTTCTTTGATTACTGCCTCATCCAGTATATTAACCACCCCCAAATATAAAAAAGCTGCATTGATATAAAAAATACTTTATACCAATGCAGCTTAATGAAAATTTATTCTTCTTTACCATCCTGAAGAATAGTTCCAACATGCTCTATTGCTCTTAAATGGTCATAGCCATCATCATTTGGATTAAGTGCATCAGGTGTTGGTGAACCAGTTTTAATTCCAACAGCTTTACCATTCACTATTCCTTTTTGTAAATCATCTTGGTATTTCATATCACATTACACCACCATTTCATTTTTTAATTCAGCTTCTACTTCTTTATATGAAGCAGGAATAATACTATCAAGCTTTTGAATAATCCTTTCAATGTCTTCAATATCGCTTAAAAGTGCAGTTTCTTTCAAGGTATAAGCCAAGCCATTAGTTGTATATGTTCCTGCATCAAAGAACTTGGCAAAATTGTTTTTAAGGATTTCAAGATTATTTACAGCCTTATCAAATAATCCAAGGCTGTAAATAGTAACATTTAAACCATTTATTTCAGAAAGAACTGCATAAAAACGTTTCATGGTCTGATAATCACCAAAGAATGGTTTCACCAATTCAAAAGCTTCTTCATCTGTAAGCTTATTACCAAGTAAGTTAATGAATCCAATTGCATTTGAGATTAAAACCTGATAATCAGCAGGTTTTTTTATAGTAGAATTTAAAATGGCTTCCTTTTCTTCTTTGATGATGTTTAAAAGCTGTTTATTAAAGTCTGCATCATTATTTAACATTTGTGCTTTTACCTTCCTGATTTCATCCTGTTTGGCATCACTGGTGTAATAGGAATTGCTTTCCCATTTACTTATTTCTTCCAGGAAAGCATTTGTAACCTTTTTGTAGTTTTCAATGAGTTTTTCCACCTTGTTTTTTAATTCCATTTTCATTTTTAATCATCCTTTCTTTGTTTTAATTAAATCTGAAGTTTTCTGTAGTTTTAACCTTAACAAATCTTAACATTTTATATTTGATGTTAGGTTTTGTTAGGTTTTTATTCTCTTTTTAGGGTGTCCGATATGTCCGAATACTTACCCAATATCAGCCAGCACCTGGTTCAACAATGCTTTTAAATCCTCATTACCCTTAAAAGCATTTATATCCAGGGTTACTGTTTTACCATGATGAATTTCACCATCAAGGCTTTTCCATTTAGCCTTTGAAACTTGGAACTTTTTGGCTTCTTTGTAATACCTAAATTCCCCATGCTCTGTAATTACTGCTACCGGTATTTCTGTTTCATAAAATCTTTTCATTTTTTATCATCCTTTCTTTTGATTTATTAAATTTCATCAAACCAGTTATCAAAACATTTATTCCTGCTGTCTGTTCTACAATTTTCCCAAATTTTCCACTTCACCACCTGCCTTTTAGGGAAAAATTAAAAAGAACATCCAAGCCAAGAAACAAGCTTGAATGTTCTTTTTAATTACTAAAAGCCATACTACAAGCATATCACTAATAATAATGCATTACCAGAGCATCAATGTGACATGGTTTGTTACATTTTCTATAATAAATTATCTTGAAAAAGTTGGCTTCACACGATAATATTAATTTAGGGATTTAATATGTACCATGTGAAGCCATTGTGTAATGCTTGTCCATGTATTATGCAATGGCTTTCCTCATGGTCTGCATACTTCAATATCAAAAAAGTATTCAGGAATTTCTTCAGGTTTAATATCTAACAGTTCAGCAGCTTTTTCTATTTCAGATTGTGTAAAGTCTGTTGCACTTTTTAACCTGGAATTAATTTTTTGCTTGCTCATGCCCATAAGCTTCCCAAAGGTTTCTATGTTACCAAACATAGCATTGATTCTTTGTTCCAGTTTTTCATGATTGAAAATAATAAACATTTTACATTCCCCTTTCATCTTATAAGTAAAATTCAACTTCATCCTTCAGCTTAATGGTTTCCCAACCCAGGTACTTCCTTAAAACGTTCATGGCATCAATCAAAGCTTTTATTTCATCATAATAAGGATTATCACTAAGTTTTTTATAATTGCCTGTCCTTTGTTCTTCCAGGAAGCAATCCAGCAAAGCTTCATAATGTGGTCTTATTGCATCAAGTACATGGTCTATGGTAATCACACCCTTTCCTTTTTTGCTTTTAATGCTGACACACCACACCAATAATCATTGGCACGAATACCCCAAAATTTACAAGCTTGCCTTTTTGCATCTGTGGAATTTTTGGCAATACAGGTGAATTCCCTTCCACCTGGTGAAGTTACTTTGTATTTATGCATTTAAATCATCCCTTTCCTCTATTTTAATAATCTAAAATAATCTTTGATGTTTTAATCTTTATATGCTTTCCATTTATCCAGCAACTTCTATTTGAATGGCTTCTTGCTTTGCAGCAGCCTTTTTTTATTGGCTTGTTTCTTGAAACTTTTGTTTTGTGTATGCTATGAATTTCACCACATTCAGGGCAAATATAATTATAATAACCATCTTCAAAGGTTACTGGTTTAACTATATGAAATCCTGTTGATTTATCAATAACTGTTCTTTTGTCAATGTATCCAGCTTCAGCTACTAAAACATCATCATCATTAAACATAATTTTTCCATATTCTTTTGCTCTTCTCACCAAGTCTTTCAAATCTCTTTTCATATTCTAAATCATCCTTTCTTTTTTTATTTGTCATTTTGTCAGTTAGTTATATGTCATTTTATAGTAATTATCTTTATATATATTTTTTTAAAAAAAAATTATTTTTTTAACTTTTTATTTCATATAAATATATAAAGGTTCTTATTTACTAACTGACAAACTGACATACATTTAAAATTATTGTATTTATGTAGGTTTTAATATGTCACTCAGTTGTCAGTTAATTGTCATTTTGTCATTTAATAAACATGCTATCCCTTTCACCAGTCGCAGGAATTCGCTTTTGCTTGACACTGAATCCATATTCATTAGTAATTTCATCAACAAAACTTCTTCTACTTGGAGGATTACAATTATTTCTCAAACACCATTCAATGAACATTTTATATAGGTCTTTTATAAATTCCCTCTGAAGTTGTTCTTCATCAATTTCACATTCATTTATCCAAGTCAAAACATTACTGTTGTTAATCTTAAATTTCTCAAGTTCATTTTGAACTATTGTAGGTTCAGTAAAACCACCATTCAGATAAAGCCTTTTATATCCTTCAATTCCCCTATTTAGTAAAGCACTCATACATTCTGGAGTTGATAAATCTTCATCTATAAAAGGATTATAATCAGGGTCATCTTTACTAAATTTATGATTAAATGGAATTATAATTGGTCTACGCAACACACCCGATTTATCAACAAAATGTGGTAGAGTATTACAAGCAAATATTAATTTTGCTGTATTGTAGTAGGTATATGATTTTCCATACTTTTCTTCAACTGTAATACCATCACCAGTAATCAAACTTTTAAAATTTCCGCTTTCAGTTACTGTTGTCTGTTCTAAATCTGCAACAATATTTGCAGTCTTATTTACTATATTAGAAAGCCTAAACTTATCGTTTAAATCCTTCAGGCTTAATGTTGACACGTTTTGTTTTCCAATAAAATTTATAATCATCTTTAAAATATTCGATTTTCCACCTGAAGGCTTTCCAACAAAGAAGAAACACTTGTGGAAATTTACATGGTTCATCATAAGATAACCTATGAGTTCATCAAAAAGCTTTATTAAATCTTCATCTCCACAAAATACTTTATTTAATGTTTCATCCAGCAAGGGATATTCAATAGCAGGGTTATATTCAGCATTAAACTGTTTAAAGTCAATAATTTGTGGAGAATGTTCCAATAGCCTTACATCAAAGCTTTTAGTTTCTTTGTTTGGAATAAATTCAAGAATGCCATTCTTAACATTTACCCTTTTTAAATTATTGTTGCTCACTTTCTTAACACACCTTCCCCTAATGAATTCAATTGTTTCCCTTCTTTGATTAATTTTAAGTTCAGGCATCCTGTTTATTATGATTGAATTCATTTCATCATTATCCTTTGGTAAATAAACACCGTTGGAATAACTGTATATAGTTCCATTTACCGAAATTAAATTTAGTTCTGATATTAATTCATCACCAAATGCAGCATGATTAAATTTGCCATCACCAACACCATCAGGGAAAGCTTCATCCCTGGTAATAGTGTCAATTTCCCTTTGTGGTAGTGGTGAAGCTAACATATACTTATTAATCAAGTTAATTGTTTGCCTTATATCTTCCTTGGACATCTTTCCTGTCAACTTGAGAATATATCGGTAAAGTGCATCATTTCTTCCTGAATCTTCACCCAGTGCTTCAAAATCTTCAAATTGACTTTTACTTATTGGCAATAACCACTTTGGCAATTCATCAATATCAGTGTTATAAGGTGAACCTTTTATCCAGTGTAAATCAATACCATCCCTTCTTATTGGTACTGTGTCATTCTTAATTGCAAGCTTCCATTCACAATAGAAACCACAAGCTGCATACCAATTTATTTTATTTGATTTCAAGCCTATGTTTTTGAAATATAAATGCCCACCCCTGGTTGTTTCAAGAATATTGCACTTAATATTTAAGTCATTTACTATCTGAATTGCCTTTTTAAAATGTTCCACCTTATCAAAATCAACCTTAACATAATCACCGTCATAAACACCTGCATAATCTCCATGTTTAGGTGGTTCAGAATGTGGTTTATAATCAGGGTCGTTTAGGCATTCACCTTTTAAAGGTTTTTTACCGTTGGTGTAAATGTATCCTTTTATCAATCCTTTTCGCCGCCTTTCCATAGCTGTTTCATTGTTATAAAGCTACTTTTTGTTCAAAGTATCGCTTTGAGATTTTCCCAGCAACGGTTATAAAGCCTTGAGCTTTAAGTTCTTCATTCAATCTCTTGATAATTCGGTAGGCAGTTGATAAACTTACACCTAAAATTTCTGCAACTTCTTCTGCTGTCAAGAAGTTTGTAGTTTTCTTATATGTTGCTTTCATGCTGTTACCCCCTTTCTAATCTTCATTAAAAAATAATTCCTGAACTGTGCAATTTAAAACTTTTGCTATTTTTTCCATTAGTGGTTTACTTGGATTTTTTGACTTTCCTGTTTCAAGCTGTGATAAATACTTATTGGTAATACCTACCTTTTTAGCAAGTTCAGCTTGCGTTAAGTTGTTTTTAATTCTTGCAATCTTTAAATTATGGTTCATTTTTTCACGCTCCTTTTTTCATTGTCAATGATAATTTATATTTATATTCCCATTATAATGGTATATTTTAAAGTTGTCAATATCATAATGGTATTTTTCTAAAAAATATCTTTACTTTTTTCATTAACAATGGTATTATCATGTTGAGGTGATGAAATGTCATTAAAAGAAAATCTAAAAAGGATTAGAAAAGCAAAGAAAATTAGCCAGCAAGAATTAGCAAAATTAAGCGGATTAAGTTTTAGTATGGTTAGTAAACTTGAAAGTGGTGAACAATCAAATCCAACATTAGAAACTATTGAAAAGATTTCTTTTGCATTAGGTGTTGAACCATCAGCTTTAATTGGAAAAGGTAAATATTTTGATATGAAATTTAATCCTGATGGCATACTTACAAAAGAAATAAATGAATGGGAATGCTTTATAAATTATTTGGAATCTATTGGCTATACTGTTGAAATTCAACCTGAAGTTCTTGAATGGCATTATGAAGATGTTATTGAGAATGGAAAAGTTATTGGTAGAACACAAGTTGTTGATAAAGAAACATATACTGTAAAAATAATAAAAGATAAGACTACAACAATATTTACTGAATCAGAATTTGAAGAATTTAGAAAAACTATTGAAAAATCAGTTGAATTTGAGATTTATAAAGCCAATCAAAATAAATAAAAAAATCGCCTGGTGTTGCAGCACCAAACGATTTTAGTTGATACTTTATAAACCCAAAGGTTTGATATAGTACCCAATATAACCAATTGTATTATATCATAGACCTTTGGAGATATAAAGGGTCTATTTTTTATACCCTTTTTTAAAGAAAGGAATGATATAATGCCTGTTTACAAAGATGAAAAACGTGGTACTTGGTATGCATCCTTTTATTACACTGACTGGATGGGTAACAAGAAGAAAAAGAAGAAGGAAGGCTTTAAAACCCAAAAGGAAGCCAAAGCTTTTGAACGGGAATTTCTTAATAAAGCCCATGCTTCCTGTGATATGACTTTTGGCAGCTTGGTTGAACTGTATATGGAAGACTGCCAAAGCAGATTGAAGCCAACCACATTAGAAAATAAGAAATATGTAATTGATTTAAAAATATTGCCATATTTCAAGGATATGCCAATTAACACTATAACCCCAACAACGGTTAGGAAATGGCAAAATGAATTGATTTCCAGTGAAAAGAATTATAGTCAAACGTATTTGAAAACAGTGAATAATCAGCTTTCAGCTATCTTCAATTTTGCAATGAAATATTATAAGCTTCCTTCCAATCCTGCAAGGATATGTGGGAGTATGGGAAAGAAAAATGCTGATTCAATGCAGTTTTGGACTGTTGAAGAATTCAAGAAATTCATTGCTGCTGTGGAAGATAAACCAACTTCTAAAGTTGCATTTGAATTGCTGTTTTGGACTGGAATAAGGTCAGGGGAATTACTTGCTTTAACATTGAATGACTTTGACTTTGAAGCCCAAACAGTAAGCATCAATAAGAACTATGCAAGGATGAAGGATGAAGATTTAATTCTTGAACCAAAGACACCTAAAAGCAAAAGGGTTATAACATTACCACCTTTTTTATGTAACCTTGTTCAAGATTATGCTTCCAAGCTTTATGATTATGAACCTGATGAAAGGTTGTTCCAGGTAACAAAATATTACCTTCACCATGAAATGGACAGAGGATGTAAAAAATCAGGTGTTAAAAAAATCAGAATTCATGACTTGCGACATTCCCACGCATCATTATTGATTGAAATGGGTTTTTCACCACTGCTTATTTCTGAAAGACTTGGTCACGAAAATATTGAAACAACCCTCCAGACATATTCCCATCTATATCCTAACAAGCATAGTGAAGTTGCTGAAAGATTAGAAAAACTTAATGAAAAAAATCTTAATTCAAAACCACAAAATAACACATAAAAATAAAATAGTACGTTTTTAGTACGTTTTATAAAACATGAACCCTATAAACCTTTTAGTATTAAGGCTTATAGGGTTTTTCTTCATTATTCCCATTCTATGGTAGCAGGAGGTTTAGAAGTAATGTCGTAAAGCACTCGATTTACTCCTGGAACTTCATTAGTAATGCTAGTAGATATACTTTCTAAAATTTCATAAGGAAGCTTTGTCCAATCCGCCGTCATCCCGTCGTAGCTATCTACTACCCTCAAAATTATCGCATAAGCGTATGTCCTTTCATCACCCATAACACCAACGCTCTTTATTCCAGGCAATACAGCAAATGACTGCCACACTTTATTATACCATCCAAATTTTTTCATCTCTCTTAGAACTATGCTGTCAGCTTGTCTCAAAATTTCTAACTTTTCTTCTGTAACTTCTCCAAGAATTCTGACTGCAAGGCCTGGTCCAGGGAAAGGCTGCCTATACAATATTTCCTCAGGGATTCCTAATTCTTTACCTACTTGCCTTACTTCGTCTTTAAAAAGCATCCTCAAAGGTTCAATAAGTTCAAAACCTATATCTTCAGGCAAACCTCCAACATTGTGGTGACTTTTAATAGTAGAAGACACGCCATTGCCACTTTCTATTACATCAGGATACAAAGTACCCTGCACCAAAAATTTCACATCTCCTATCTTTAAAGCTTCTTCTTTAAAAACTTCTATAAAAACATTACCAATAATTTTTCTCTTTTCTTCTGGATCCGTAACTCCCTTAAGTCGTGACAAAAATCTATCCTTTGCATCTACCCGGATTATGTTCATGTCATAATTTTTTCTAAAAGTTTCAATAACCATATCTCCTTCGTTTTTCCTTAAAAGCCCTGTATCAACAAAAATGCACACCAATTGGTCGTGAATGGCTCTGTCTACTAAAACAGCAGCCACTGAAGAATCTACACCACCAGACAGAGCACATACAGCTTTGTGTTTTCCTACTTTCGCTTTTATTTCCTTTACTGTCTGCTCAATCAAAGAATCCATTGTCCAATCTGCCGCGCAATCACATACTTCAAAAAGGAAATTTCTTATAATCTCTGTTCCTCTATGAGTGTGTGAAACTTCAGGATGGAATTGAACCGCATACAATTTCTTTTCTACATTCGCAATCGCTGCGATAGGACAATTGTCAGTAGAGGCTACTACCTTAAAATCTGGAGGAGGAAGTTCTATGTGGTCAGTATGGCTCATCCAAACAACAGTGTCTCTTTCTATCCCTTTAAACAAAGGAATAGTATTATTTAAGACAATTTCTGTCTTGCCATATTCCTTCACAGGTGCTGGCACAACTTTTCCGCCTAAAAGCTCTGTCATAAGTTGTGCACCATAACATATACCTAATACAGGATAGCCTAACTCAAAAATTTCCTTATCGCATTTAGGAGCATTTTTTGCATATACACTGGCAGGTCCTCCAGAAAGCACAATTCCCTTTGGCTCTTTTTTTCGTATCTCCTCTGGAGAAATATTGTAAGGAACAATCTCGCAAAAGACATTTGCTTCTCTTATTCTTCTCGCAATTAATTGTGTGTATTGGCCTCCAAAGTCTAAAACTAACACTACTTCCCGTTTAATCCCCATTAAAATCCTCCTCTTATCTCAAATTATAATTAGGAGCTTCCTTTGTAATAATTATATCATGAGGATGACTTTCAGTTAATCCTGCCTGCGTTATTTTTATAAATTTTGTTTTTGTCCTAAGTTCTTCAATATTGCGAACACCACAATATCCCATTCCTGCTCTTAAACCACCAACTAATTGATACACTGTCTCTTTTAAAGGTCCTTTATAAGGTACCCTTCCTTCTACCCCTTCTGGTACAAACTTTGTGACATCTTCTTGGAAATACCTATCTGAGCTTCCTTCTTTCATTGCTCCTAAAGAACCCATGCCTCTATAGACCTTATAGCTTCTTCCTTGATATATCTCTATTTCTCCGGGACTTTCTTCTGTTCCTGCAAAAAGGCTTCCCAGCATAACTACAGAAGCTCCCGCCGCAATGGCTTTTACGATGTCCCCCGAATACTTAATCCCTCCATCTGCAATTATAGGTATCCCATACTTGTCCGCTTCTTGAGCACAATCGTAAATAGCAGTAATTTGAGGAACTCCTACTCCAGCGATCACTCTCGTAGTACAGATTGACCCTGGGCCAATACCAACTTTTACACAATCTGCCCCTCTCTCTATTAAGTCTCTTGTGGCTTCAGCCGTAGCTACATTTCCTGCTATCAGCTGCAGGTTTGGATATTTTTCTTTTATCTTAGAGACAGCCTCCAAAACTCCTTTAGAATGACCGTGAGCTGTATCTATCACGATAGCGTCTACACCTGCTTCTACTAATGCTTTGACTCTATCCATCATGTCTTTCCCAACACCGACAGCAGCAGCCACTAAAAGTCTTCCCTTGCTGTCCTTTGCCGCATTAGGAAACTCAACTGCTTTTTCTATATCTTTTATGGTTATGAGCCCTTTTAAAACGTTGTTTTCATCTACTA